CTACTGCAGACTCAAGCCATTTATTCTCCATCCAGAACTCCAAATGTTTCTGGAAACGATTCCCTAGCCAATATCTCTACAGCCTTAGCATAATGACGAATCTCTTCCTGTGCATCGTGCTCTAGTCGCTGGTCAAGGAATGTCATAATGCCTTGTAGCGATACCGTCCAACGCCAGCGAACATACATACCATAGGCAGGTAGAAACAGACGAGCCAACTCTGGAGCAATTCCAGCATCCATAGCATCGTGATAAGCCTGTGTGCCTTCTGCAATAATCTTAATTAACTTATTAGTGTAGATTTCACCTATTGATTCATCAATTGGTTCTCCGCTACCCTGCTTGCTGTTTTCAGGTTTGCTACGCCAGAAATCTGGTTCTGGTACATAGAATGCTTCATCTTCTGTAATGTAACGACGTGAACTTTCATTCCAACCATTCTGGTCGTCAATGTGGGTAGATGCCACAGCATACTTCCACCATTGGCGAGCAACAAACAATGGAGCATAAATCTCAAAGGTCATTGCAACATGACGGAATGGAGATGTGTGACCCTCACGAATTAAAAAGTTAATTAGTTTAGCATCACGCTCTTCAAATACATGCGATTCTTTATCGTAGGATACACGAGCAGCATTTACAATGGACAAGTCATCGCCCATCTTATCTACTAAACGAACATATCCCTCATCAAGTAAGCCAATCTTATTCGTCATTGCTCTCCAAAATTGCTAGTACGCTAACACTAAACAAAGATAGATAGTCTTCACCCTCGTGCGTAAACTTCATTACTCCGCCTGGATTGTACATAACCTTGTCTCCAACTTTTACATCCATTGGTACACGGACACCGCTACGCAACTGCCTACCTTCGCCAACTAAGACAACGGTTCCAATATTTTTGGAATCTCCATCGTCGCTATTTTGAACCAAGAATAGACCACTCGCAGTCTTTTCTAGGTCTTCACTCTTCTTTTCTTTCTTGATGATGATAACATCCTCTGGTGCTTTTAACATTACTTATCCCAATTCCCATCAATTACTAGCATTGCAATCAGGGCATAGTTTGCCATGTCAATGAATGAATCCCGAAGGCTTTCGTTTTCTGGTGTAGCACCTGAGTCAATAAGATTATTAATTCTAGCCAACTTATCGTGCATACGGACACGCAATCCGTTTAATGGACCACCTGGACTTCCAGAAATATTTTTAGGTCCGTAGTCTTTGTGCTTGCGTAGCAACAGTTCTTCTGCTTCTGCATAAGTTTTCGCTACTGACTGTGTAAATTCTTTACTCAATTCCATTAGTACTCCTTGTGTTTTACTCCGTGCTTGTCGTCAATGTACTTGTGTACCTTGCGAAGCGTTCTAGCCTTTGTAAATGCGTATACCACTAGGGCAAATACAGCATTCCAAAAGAATTCTGCAATGATATGGTCAATTCCAAAGACCACCTCAAATAGGTCGTGTTCCATTAGTGCTCCTCGCAATGCATGATTGCATCGCTTTCTGTTTGATAATTATCCCAACAATTAGTTGGGGTCTGTGTTGTAAATACAAGTATACCAACAATAGTCAGTATTGTCAATACAATCAACTTAACTTGATTGTTCATTTGTAAGCCATTCTACTAGTTTTGGATTGTCTTTAAGTACTGCCAACAACCCAGTTTCATACATAGCAATAAAGTAATGCTCCCATGATTCAAAGTCGTCTTCTTTAGTTGGTCTTGGCATACCATCAAAATTCATACGGACTGCATGTAGGATTTCGTGCAGTAGTGTAATCTGTTGCTTACCATTGCCGAGACCAGAAGCAATTACGATTAGGTTTTTATTATCTAGTGTGTATCCGTATGCACCATCGTTTAGCATACCATCCTCGTTTGAGTCACGCTGAATTATACTAAACTTTTGTGGTCCAATTTTAACTGATTTAATCATCTTTTTCTCCTAATTATACTGATTGCTGAATGAAGTCCAGCGATTACTCCTGGACTAAAGTGTTCTCTGTTTTGTTCGATTTCTTTTTCGATACGCTTAATGAGCACTTTAACTTGCTCTGCATTAGTCTTTTTACTGCCAACAACAAAGCCATCGTTCCAGCCCTTGTTGTAGCCATCGTTGTACCCACGATTATATTTTCGTTTAAATAGTTCTCTCATACCTTATATTTTACCCTATCTGGGGCTAAAAGTCAATACCTATTTTGCCTTAAGGCTACCCAGTTTGTGACCAACTAAAGTATCTGTAGGCTTACCATCGGTATAAACTCTTACAACAGCAGCAGGTTCTTCTGGTGTACCAGTAACTGTGAAATCAGAGTTAGGAACATTATACTTTCCATCACGAATAATCCTAACAATCTTACCTGTTGCAGTACCGCCAGATGAATTCCAAGACACCATATCTCCAACACCAATACCCTTAAACATAATTGTTTCATGGCGTGAATAATCTTTACCAAAATCAGCAAATAGAGCCTTATCGGATTCTCTATTTACGATTGCACGAGACCAAGAGAAGCCAGCGTCACCGCCCCAAGCGTCCCACATAATTCTTCCGTTACTTGGGTTGCTTGTGTTGTTAAAATCTTTGCCCTTCTTGTCTACTTCGTGTCTAGAGAAGAATGAGTACATACGTTTGACTACACTCAGTGATAGTGAACGACCTGCTACGATGTCTCTGGCTCTACCCCAACCAACAGGAGTTCCTGCACCATTTGCCTTGCCTTCTTCTTTCCAGCGAATAGCACGAGCAGCAGCAGACTTCATTCCAGATGTTGGTGCATAACCAGCCTTGTCCATTTCGCTTTCATTCTCCATTGAATCATCGTCTTCGACTGTCTCCATTTCTGGTTCTGGAATCTTTTCTGCATCCGACATTAGCATACCGATTGAGTATGCGGTTGGCTCCCACACACCTTCATCTTCTTCAAACACCCTGACAGCCATTGCTGGATTTTCTGGTGTAGACTGAATGGCATACTCCGTGCCTGGAATACCATACACGCCACCCTCAGTCATAACATGTTCAACAAGACCAACAACCTCTCCCTCGGTTGTCATTCCTCTTACATAGTCACCTTCAATAATGCCTTCACCTTTATACATGGCACTAATTGCTGTACCACCACTTGAGAATGCACCAGAGGCATCGCCACCATTGCCACCGCCCTGCTTTCTCTTTGGCTTGCGAATCTTCATCTTGCCTTTTTGCTGTGGAGCAGTTTTCATTCCAGTTGGTGTTTTAACACCAATGTTTGGGTATGTTGGGTCAGGCGTTGATGATGGATTAACATTATTATCAGCCTTGTCAGCCTCTGCTGCATACAATGCACGAACCTGTGCTGTTGCTTCTGCCTATGTTTTGTGGCAGCCCATGACTTCGCCACCTTCTTTTACTACTGGGTAGCCTGAGCAACCATTTGAACCTTGTGAACCTACTGAATAAGGCATTAGTCTTCCATCTCCATTTCTGTTTCTGGCTCTTCCATGCTTGCACGAAGTTGCCAGCAAAACTTTTGTGATGCAGTCTGGCGGTCAGCAAAAAAGTTTGCTAGTCCATACTGCTTGGCTTCGTTAGCCATGTCGCTTGCCACAACCAGGTCTTCGATGTGTAACTCAATTGACTCATAAAGGTCAGCAATCATTGGTTCTGGGTCTCCAACAATAATAGGCTCTGATACAGTTGACATATCAAAAAAGTCTGTTAGTCTATAGGGTGCGTAAGCCTTGAGCATACGAAGCCACTCTGCATAAGTATCTGTAGCACCATCATAATCTTGGTAAATCTCTCCAAAAAAATCGTGTAGTTGTGCAAAATCATCCGACTCCACATTCCAGTGGTATCCGTGTGCTTTAAATTTAAGGGCAATGTTGTCTGCCAAAAGTCGTCTCAATGCTGTTAGTAATTGGTCCATCTGATTATTATACCATATCTATTAGAGTGGGCAGTTTTAAATCATACCCAGGATTATTAGATTACTTCTTTGCAGTAGTCTTCTTTGCAACTGGCTTGGCTGGAGCCTTCTTAGGCGTAGCCTTTGCTAGTGCTTCCTTAACTTCCTCAACCTTTGGTGTTCTACCAAAAGCAGGGTCGTTAGGATTGATGTAGCGGATTGCTACAGGCAGGACAGCAGCGACCAATGACCATAGAAGGTCTAGTGGGTCAGTTACTCCTGCTAGGTAAAGTGCTGATGCAGCAGACAGTACGCTTCGTGCGTATGATGCTACTAGTGCCTTTAGTTGTGCGTTCATTTATTTCTCCTTGTTAATGCCTAGTTGTTAGGCGTTTTGTCCTGTGGCAAAACCTTTTTTAGTTGTTCATATGCCACAGAGATTTCTTTGATTTTGTCTGAGTGTGGATTTTCTCCATTCACAGAGCCGTATGTTTTGTTCCAATCAATGATTGATTCAATAACAATATCGAAATTTGATAATGCATCCTGTGTTTGTTCAATGTATTCAAAAGCCCAATCACGAGAATCTGAAACAAATTTTAAAAATCCGTCTGTCTGTTCTAGTTTGGTATTTTCAATTTCTTGATACAGGAACTTTACCTTTTCGTCTAGCAACATCTTGTCTGCTAATAGTTGTAGATAGATATCTGTCAGGGCTTTAAGTTTTCGCCTATTGACAACGCTTCTGTAAACTAAATAGATTACAAGTGTTATTAGAATTCCAACAATAATGGTGTCTATCCAAGTCATGGTTAGTCCTTGAGAGCCTCTCGTACAATATAAACAATAGCACCGTGCTCTTCTAGTACTCTCTTTACATCTTTGATGTATTGAATAGCACCATCTACTTGGTGGTCAAGAAGATTTTCAATGTCTTCTGGGTCAATTTGAACGGTCAAAAAGTCGTTAGCATCTAAGATAGTCACACCAAAATTTTCTGGTGCTTTGATTGACTTAAAAGCCTTTGCCATTTCATCAGTATACATTTTATTCCTTATCTATTGTTAAATCTGACCAGGTGTTTGCCCAGTCTTCTTTTGTTTTGTGTTTATTGAACTCTCTAGATATCTTACCAACATCTAGATATACCCCACCCCATACGCCTGTTTGCTTGGTTGATACTCCAACCGCAAAGCACTGACGCATTACAGGGCAGGTTGAACAGAACTCGTCAACATCTTTTCTAAGTTCGGCATCTTCTTCGTACTTGTCAAAGAATAGTTCTGTATCCCATCCAATGCATTTTGCACTGTCTCTCCAGTTTTTGTCATTTGGCATTCTTCTTCACCAACTTGGCTGGAATGCTCCAACCACTTTCACCTACATCAAAACGATTGGCGGTGTGCCACTCGTGCTTGACAAACTTGGCATTTGGCTTTGTCCATGCCATAGGAGACTTTACCAGTTCTACAACTGTCCAGCCATCCCACGATAGGGAGTCATTGTTTTCTACAATGGCTTCCATTTCTTCTAGTGATTTAATTAACATAATCACTCCTTGTATAGATTACCTTTTTGATTTGGGTCTCCTGAATGACCACGTTACATCGGTCACAGGGCTTGCTGTTTCTATCCTTGCCTTGGCTATTTACCCTGGCAACATAAAGGACAGCCCCCTTTACATTCCACTTTGCATCTCTAATTGCATCAATCTCTGCATGAACAGAACAGTGCGTTTTGATATGCTCTGGTGAAACATTGTCAGGGTGGTTACGGTCTTTATTATAACCTGTACCTATGACACTACCGCCCTTAACAATAATCGCTCCGTGTCTTTGTCTTGCCTCTGACTTAGATGCAAGATATCTGGCAACGGAGAGAAAAGCCTTCTCTCTATTACTTAGCATTAGTAACGGTATACTCCAACTTCAATATCCTTAGACTCTGCTAGTTCTACTAGGTCTGAGTATGCTTCCTTTGGCTTGCTAAAATATAGAAAGTAATTAACATTATGAATATTGTTTTTAATCCAACTAGGTGGAACCTTGATTACCTTTGCTTTGATTCCACGAGCCTTCAAACTTCTTTCAGACACATTTGAAAATTCAAGTGCAAACTGATTAATATTAATAGGTCCAGCAGACATTATGGTAAACTCTGTGTCACCTTCAGGCAAATCTCTTAGGGCGTTGCCAATGCCTCTTAGGAACACAGCGTAATCATCAAACGCTTTAGTTCCTTGAATTCCCACTATCATCTGTGAGTCCTTCCGTTAGTCTATCTACAATAAAACTTATTCTATCTAATTCTACCTTATTCATACCCATTGTGTCAACCTTTGTTTTGGTTTCCTGATTAATTTCTCCATCCTTAAAATCTGCCATGTAGAAACTACCATCTTCAATCCAGTATGCTGTACTATCAACAAAAATAACACGAACGTGCTGTTTTTTAAAGTGTGTTGTAGCCTGTGTTTTTAATCTTTTTCGTTCTAATGGAATATAATCTCTAATCAAATAGTGCTGGCGACTCTGATTAAACTTAAGATTGATTGGCTTAAAATTATTTTTAGAACTACTAAGCAACTTAGAAACAATCAGCATTGTTACAAGGGTAAGTAAAGACCCTAGAAAATATTCCATTTAATCACCTATACAATTATACTATATGGTTGCATCAAAGGCAAGCCAGTTTTGCTTTGCCCTATCCCATGTAAAGTTATCGTGCATATCTTGCACTTGTTTGGTGTAGTCATATCCATTTTCACGGATATTACGAATAGCATCATCTAGTTCCTGGGCATATCGTTCTGGTGTTAGTTCGTGATATGGAATCATTTTCCCATGCCCCATTGAAGTTTCTGGCAATGCCCCCAAGTCTGTGTGAACAGAATAGCAACCTGCAGACAAGGCTTCCATTTGTGCTAGGCAAGATGTTTCTGGATAAATTGATGGATAGGCATGAATGTGAGCATCTGCAAAATATTTGTACACAGTTCTGCGTGGTGTCTTGCCATAAAAATTTACTCGTGGGT